TAGAGTTGCTGATGCTTTAGAGGGAAAAAGAAAAGAAGTGGCAGGTACTTTTGTAAAAAACCACATACCAGAAGTAGAGGGTAATGAAGAAGTTTAATCAGATTAGCATTCCTGAAAAGGATGAGCATAAAAATTCAAAAGAATATAAAAAACTTTCTCCAAAAATGAAGGAGGCAGTAGATGATGTCTTTGCTAGAATGGATGCTAAACCTTCAGATTTCCTAAATACTTTTGAAAAAACAATAAAAGAGATATCTAAAAAATATAAGGTGCCAGAAAAGCAACTTATGGGATACTTTGAAAAAGAAATGTTAGCATTTTAAGGAGTTAAATTATGGCTTTTACAACAAGAACATTGAGAGACACAATTGTTGGAACTACTGGTAATGGTGGTACTGTTACTATATTAGTAAATATTGCTAATGACACAACTGCAACCAATGCTATTTTGGATGCATCTGCACTAGACGGACACGCCAATGGTGCAAAATTGCATATTAAAAGAATTTGGTGGGGATTAGTTCAAGGTACTGCTGATGATGATACTGGCCATGTTAAAATTATTGAACAAGGCGATTCAGATATAACATTAATTGATCTTGCTGGAAGTGGTTACTATGATGGTTCTGCTGGATTGATAGAATCTGCTGCAACAAATACTGGAGCTACTTCTGGAGATATGGAAATGGCCTGTCTTGGTACATCTGGTTTTGTAATGATTGAGTTCAAAAAAGATGTAAACTATACAGCGTAAGGGATAAGATAATGTACACATTAAAATTAATATCTGAGCATATCGAACAAGATGCAGAATATCTAATTGAGGCCAAAGACGATGGTAGCAAAACTTATAAGATAAAAGGTATCTTTATGCAGGCGGACATTAAAAATCGTAATGGTCGCATCTATCCCGCAGAAGTACTAAATAAAGAGGTAGCAAGATATAACAAAGAATACATTGGAGAGAAACGTGCATTTGGGGAATTAGGTCATCCTGATGGCCCTACTGTAAATCTTGAGAGAGCATCTCATATGATTACTGCACTTTATCCTGATGGTAAGAACTTCATTGGTGAAGCTAAAATACTTGGAACACCAATGGGTAATATTGTAAAGAATCTAATGGACGAAGGAGCAAAGCTCGGGGTTTCATCTAGAGGCATGGGAAGTTTAGACCAAAAGAATGGTGCAAACTATGTGAGAAATGATTTTTATTTGGCGACAGCAGCTGATATAGTTGCCGACCCATCTGCTCCAAACGCTTTCGTAGAAGGTATTATGGAAGGTAAGGAGTGGATTTGGAACAACGGTTTAATGCAAGAAGCCGATGTTGCAGAGATAAAAGAGAATATAGAAGATAACAGTCGGAAAAACAATTCAAAAGCTAATAGTCTAGAGCTCGCGAAGTTTCTTCAAAAGTTATAATTTTATAAATAATAGTTAACAAACAAGGAGAACATCCCCATGGCGAATGAACTAGATAAAACCATTGAGGAATTGGAAGCTGAAGTGCTTGGTGAATTAGAAGAAGCCAATGGACAAGACGCTCCCATGAAATCTGCTGGAGCTCCAGACAAGATTGATACCTCAAAAGCTGATTATGAAGATACGGGTGCCCCTGTAGTTTCACCAGATCAGAAAGCCGCGGCTGCAAAGAAACTTGCTGCTAAAGCAAAAGAAGTTAGTGGCGATTCGCAACAAAAAGGCGAAGGCGCTCCAGATAAGATGGACACACCTAATGACGGCATGAAGAAAGTTGCAAAATCTCTTGCAGCTGGAGATCAAGTTGATCACGAAGGTGATGATCTGACTGAAATGGAGAAAATGGAAATGGCCAAAATGACGAAAGAAATGATGGTCAATGCAATGTACGAAATGATGAAGGGTAAGAAGAAGACTGACCTTCAAGCAATGTACAGTGGCATGAAGAGTGCAACAGAAATGCATCCTGATGAGTCTGAAGAGTCTAAGGCTAAATCAGAAGCTGTTGAAACTCGTCTAAAAACTATTGATGTTTCCGAGCATGTTGAAGCATTAATGACAGGAGAGGGCGACCTTTCTGAAGAGTTTAAGCGTAAAGCAGCAACTGTATTTGAAGCTGCCGTAAAATCTAAAGTACGTTCAGAAGTAGAACGTATGGAAGAGGACTACAAAACAGAACTGGAAGAAAATATAAACACAACTAAGGGTGAGTTGACTGAAAAGGTTGACACATATCTAAACTACGTTGTTGAAGAATGGATGAAGGAAAATGAACTTGCTATTGAGCGAGGCCTAAAAGGTGAAATTGCAGAAGATTTCATTTCTGGTCTAAAACAGCTCTTTGAAGATCATTACGTTGATGTTCCAGATGAAAAATATGATGTGCTAGAAGCACAATCAGACAAGATTTCAGAACTAGAAGCTAAATTGAATGAAGCAATTGAACAGAGTGTTCAAATGAAGAAAAGCAATGCAGGTCTAGTTAAGGAACAGGTCGTATCTGAAGTTACTACAGATTTGGCCGATACAGAAATTGAAAAGTTTAAATCACTTATCGAAGATGTAGATTATTCTAATGAAGAGTCTTATCGTGAGAAGTTGGGAACTTTGAAGGAAAGTTATTTTCCTAAGAATGCACCTACAGTGAATGAAACTATTGATTATGAAGACTCTGGCATCGCACAGGACGTTGATACCTCTGGTGCAATGGCGTCATACATGACTGCTATTGGGCGAACCGTCAATAGTGCAAAATAACTAAATTTTATAAATAGTAGAAATTAAAAGGAGATACCAAATGTATCAGACAGAACATCTACAAGAAAAGTGGCAGCCAGTCCTTGCGCATCCTGATCTCGCAGAGATTAAAGACCCGTACAAGAGGGCCGTTACAACAATCATTCTTGAAAATCAAGAAAAAGCTATCAAAGAAGATAGACAATTTATGGGCGAAGCAGCACCTACCAGTTCATCATTTGGTGGTAATGCCTCTCTAGATAGTTGGGATCCAATTCTTATCTCATTGGTAAGACGTTCTATGCCAAACCTAATTGCATATGACATTTGTGGTGTGCAGCCAATGACAGGCCCAACTGGTCTTATCTTCGCGATGAGAGCACGTGGACTATCACAAGACGGTGCAGAAGCTCTTGCTGATGAACCAACAATGGTTTCTAGTGGTAACGCTATCGCAGGTACTAACCCAGCTGTACTTAACGACGCATCAGCTGGTACATATACAACTGCAACTGGTATGACTGCACTTGAAGGTGAAGCATTAGGAGATACTACTAATAATGCATTCGCTGAAATGGCTTTCTCAATCGAAAAGCATACAGTTACTGCTGTTACTCGTGCCCTTAAAGCTGAGTACACAATGGAACTTGCTCAAGACCTTAAAGCTATTCATGGTTTGGACGCAGAAACAGAATTGGCAAACATCTTGTCAACTGAAATTCTTGCAGAAATTAACCGTGAAGTTGTTCGTAACATTTACGTTTCAGCTGTTAAGGGTGCTCAGTCAAATACTACAACTGCTGGTATCTTTGACCTTGACACAGACTCAAATGGTCGTTGGTCAGTTGAGAAATTCAAAGGTCTAATGTTCGCAATCGAGCGTGATGCCAATGCTATTGGTCAACAGACCCGTCGCGGTAAAGGTAACATGATCCTTTGTTCAGCTGATGTTGCTTCTGCACTTCAGATGGCAGGTGTTCTTGATTACACTCCAGCCCTTAATAACAACTTGAATGTTGATGATACTTCAACTACATTCGCTGGTGTTATGAATGGTCGTTACAAAGTGTATGTTGACCCATATTCTGCCAACGTATCTGCTTCTCAGTACTACGTTGTTGGATACAAAGGTACTTCACCTTACGATGCTGGTATGTTCTATTGCCCATACGTTCCTCTACAAATGGTTCGTGCGGTCGGTGAAAATACTTTCCAACCAAAAATCGGGTTTAAAACTCGTTACGGTATCGCTGCTAACCCATTCCACACAGGAACAGTTGCAGCTGCAAATGATGGAGCAATCTCCATTAGTGCTGCTACCAACAAATATTACAGACGCGTTCAAGTTAAGAACCTTATGTAATAATAATAGTTGGGTTAACCAACTAACTACAACAAACTTAAAGAGGGGATTTATTCCCCTCTTTTTTTTGTTATAAATAGTAGTATGACAACAAATACTTCGCCACTTAACAGACAGCCAACAGTTTTGGATTATTCAAGTCCAACTCAGTTTAGGTTTATGATACACCAACTTCCAAAAGTTGAGTTTTTTACTACTGCTGCAAATATTCCAGCAATATCTTTGGGTGAATTAGTTATACCTACACCATATAAAGCTATTCCAATTTTAGGTGACAATCTTACTTTTGATAACTTATCAATCTCATTTATAGTAGATGAAGAGTTACAGAATTATAGAACAATCCACGATTGGTTGATTGGTATTGGTTTCCCTAAAAGTAAACAACAGTTTATTGATTTTAGACGTAGTGGTTCAAATACCCCAGCTGCGGGTGATGGTGGTAATACTGATATTGGTAGAGTAGGTAACGCTACAGCAGATAAAGCTTTTTACTCTGACGCAACTCTTACTATTTTGTCAAATAAAAATAACCCTATTGTTGAAGTACGCTTTGCAGACCTCTTCCCTGTATCATTAAGTGGACTAGACTATACACAAAATGTAACTGATGTTGAGTATCTAACTGCTACAATAGACTTTCGTTACAAACTATATGAGATAATACCTATAACATAATGGAGTAATTATGAATCTTGATGAATTGAAGCATGGAGTTTATGCTGATCTAAAAATAGATAATGAACACTTAGATACCGAATCCTTAAAAAACCAAGAAATTAAAGCAAAATATTTAGATGTTAAGTCTAAGTATGAACTTCTTTTGTTTAAAGCAAAAGGTGACTACAAACGTATATACCGTGACAAATGGGAATACTATGGTGGTAAGGCTGATGCTAAGATTTATATAAGTAAACCTTTTGACATTAAAGTTTTAAAGACAGACCTAAGTGTTTACATTACATCTGATCAAGATGTGATAGATGCAGAAAACAAAATTGGTTATCTAGAAACAGTTGTTGATTACGTCAAGGGGGTTATCAAGTCAGTTGATAATCGTGGTTGGGATATTAAGAATGCAATAGAATGGAAGAAATTTGAAGCAGGAGTGACATACTAATGAGGTATGAAAAATTATATCAAACAGCCAAGTTTAAATGAAAATATCAAAAGTCAATGAAGTATATTTGACAGTAGAAGTAGATGACAGTTTAGAAAGAGAATTGTCTGATTATTTTACCTTTGAAGTGCCTGGCGCAAAATTTATGCCGCAATTTCGTAATAGGATATGGGATGGTAAAATACGTTTGTTTTCACCGCAAAATGGTAGAATATATGTAGGACTTCTTCCATACATTAAAGAGTTTTGTTCAAAAAACTCTATTGAATATATAATGGAAGAGGGAGTAGAAAATGATAGGAATATTGCACGTTCGAGCGTTAGAGATTTCGCATTATCATTACAGCCCAAATCAAGAGGAAAATCTATTGAAATCCGTGATTATCAGTTGGATGCAATACACCATGCAATATCCACAAACCGTTCACTTCTATTATCTCCTACCGCTTCTGGTAAGTCACTTATAATATACACACTAGTTCGTTATTATCACATGATGGGATTAAAAACTTTAATCCTTGTTCCTACAACATCACTAGTTGAACAGATGTGTTCTGACTTTATTGATTATGGTTGGAAAGACGAATACATTCATAAAGTATATGCTGGTATGGATAAAGGTTCTAAGAAACCAGTTGTAATATCAACATGGCAATCAATATATAAACTTCACTCTCCATACTTTGCACAATATGGTTGCATAATAGGTGATGAAGCTCATTTGTTTAAAGCAAAATCTTTGACAGACATAATGGTAAAGTCCAGAGATGTAAAGTATAGATTTGGTTTAACAGGCACACTTGATGGCACTCAGACCCACCGATTAGTTTTGGAAGGATTATTTGGAAAAGTAAGGAAAATTATCACAAGTAAGGAATTGATGGATAATAACACTTTAGCTAAACTTGATATCAATTGTGTAGTATTAAAACATACAGAAGAAGAATCTAAAAGAGTTAAGAATTATGTATACGCTGAAGAAATTAATTACATAGTATCACATCCTAAGAGAAACATCTTTATTAAAAATCTATGTAAAAATTTAAACGGAAACACTTTATGTTTATTTCAACTAGTTGACAAACATGGTGTTTTACTGTATAATGAAATAAAAAAGTTTGATAGAAAAGTATTCTTTGTGTATGGCGGAACTGATACTCAAACTAGAGAAGACATTCGATCAATAACTGAAAATGAAAAGGATGCTATTATTGTTGCATCATACGGTACATTCTCTACAGGAATAAATATTCGTAATATACATAATATAGTTTTTGCAAGTCCATCTAAAAGTAGAATAAGAGTATTACAAAGTATAGGTCGAGGATTACGTCAAAGTAAAGATAAAGACTCAGTAAAACTATTTGACATAGCTGATGATCTTACATATAAAACTAAAAGAAACTTTACATTAAGACACTTTTTTGAACGAATAAATATATATAAAGAGGAACAGTTTGATTACAAGATTGATAAAGTAAATTTATGAATGTTAAACAATTTAAACTTTTAAAGAGAAACCAAAAATGAATTATCAAGTTATTAAATTATCAAATGGTGAGGACATCATATGTACCGTTGAGGCAATTGAGTCTGGTAAATTTAAAATAACTTCACCTTTAAAAATGTGTACTCAGAGTAAGCTTACTGAGAGAGGTGTAATTGAATCTTTAGGATTGTCTAGATGGGTTCAAGTGTATTCTGATCAACCATTTTATAACATAGAAAAAAACTCTGTAGTTATAATGACTCCTGCATCTGAAGGATTGGGACGTTATTATGAGCATGTATTAAAAAGTATGGAATTATCAGAAGTTAATGGGCCCACAGACGAAGAGTTAAACTCTATAGAAGAAGAATATCTAGATGATTTTGATGATGAAGACTTTCTAACCCACTGGGAAGTAAGTAACAAAGTTTATCATTAATTTCAAAGAGGTTACAATACCTATTATACACATACCTCATGGCTTTGTCAAGGGGCTAAATTAATTAATTTAATTATAAATTATCTATTGACATTCTTATCATATTAGTGTAGTATGGTAGGAATAAGTAAAGGAATTATTATGGCTAAAGCTAAAAAAGTAAGTGTCCATTATGTAGACAACAAAAAGTTTCTTCAGGCAATGAAAGATTGGAAAGAAGAATGTGTCGAGGCTGAAGAAGCAGACGAAGAGCGTCCTAGAATTACTAACTATATGGGTGAGTGTTTTTTGAAGATTGCAAACGGGTTATCCTACAGACCAAACTTTATCAACTATACATACAAACAAGAAATGATTTCTGATGGTATAGAAAACTGTTTACAGTATCTTCATAACTTTGATCCAGAAAAATCAAATAATCCCTTTGCATATTTTACTCAAATAATTTACTATGCGTTTCTTCGTAGGATTCAAAAAGAGAAAAAACAAGCTCATGTAAAACATCAGTTAATTTCAAAACAAGAATACATTCCTTTTGTTACAAACCCACACGATACCAGAGCGTATCAGGTTAGTGGTTTTGATATAAATATAATGGTGCCTGATGAGGCGGTATATAAACCTAAGAAAAAAGAAAATAAAAATAAAAAAGGTGGACTAGAGAATTTTATGGAGCTAGATGATTGAAGATTGCTATAATTAATGATACCCATTTTGGTGCAAGAAATGACAACTCAAATTTTAATGAATACTTTTACAAATTTTATGAGGGAGTATTCTTTCCTTATCTTCAGAAACACAATATAAAAACTTGTATC